GCACCCATCACACTCGACAATGTTAGTTGTAGTGTATCATTTTGTTCAAACCCTAAATCAATTGCTATCTTCTGAGTCTCCTCTTCTATGAACTTATACCTTGGAGTATTGGCAATATTCATTAACATATAACCATTCTTCTTTAATCCATAATAACAATTATCAATTGTCTTTCTTAAAAAACCATCTACCCACTTATCTTCTGATGGGAATTTTTTGTAACTTTGTGTATCTTCATCTGAATATTTTTCAGTATCAAAATAAGGTGGTGAAGTAAAACATAAATCTACTGTTTCTTTTTCAGGTACATAAACTTCGCTACCTAATTTATATAATTCTACTGACTTATTCAAGTAAGAAAAATCTTTTTTTATTTTTTCTAATCCATCAAATGTTAAACTTGATGGTTCTGTACCAATATACTTCTTTTGTGAACTTGCTAGAAAACCTATTAGTCTGCCACCCCATCCACAACTCATATCCCAAATAGTACCATCACCACCGAACTTCTCATATATCAATTTAGCAGCAGTTGGTCGGAAATTACTTACAGATTGTGTACCAGAATAAATCTTTAGGGATTGTCTAAGTCTATTTTCATGCATTACATTCTTTGTTCCTTCATTTTCACCTTTATATGTATTAACACTCCATCTCCAACACTTTTTTATAACAGACTTAAATTTATCATCATCTAAAAAAGTCTCCATAGGTGTCAATTTAGCAGTTCCACATTGAACTTCCCAAAAATGTGGAAAATATGTCCAAGCCATCCTTAAACCATGCATCGTCTGAACTATTTTATCTCCATCCAATATTGTATCAACATCAAACTTCTGTAACTTTCTCATATGTTCGTGTTTTTCATCTTCACGAATTGTATAGTGTGGAAATCCATGTCGTCTGTAATAATCAAATATGACTTCCACACCGTAATCCACATCGTAATCATCAAGATTGTTAACAATCCCTTCGAACTCTACATCTTTTTCATCATATCCGAAAACATCAGTTAATATATCAGGATTACTCTTCACTCATCAAATCCTCATAACGAGCAGACAATATCTGCTTTGTTTGATTGTCTCTATTATTGATTTTATGTTGAACACCTTTACCTTGAACTGAACTACTCTCAAAAATCTCTATTTTACCTATATTTGTATTGATTCTCGCTGGATAAGTTAAACCATCAGGACCAAATCTATTCTTGATGACATGAAACCTACCAGTATTTCCTATCTTGTCTTCTATCTTACGACTCAACGATACAACAAAATCTGCTGTCATCACTTTCGCATAACTCTCAGCAACTTTACTCGCTTCAATAACATCCTCATCCAAAGCACTTCTGTTGGCTTGACTTGCTGTCCAAATTGGAACTTGTAACTCTCCAGCCATACCTCGTAAATCTTCATAAATATTACCTAATGCATGTCTTACCTCTCGTGTCCTATGAACATCTCTCATAATATCAGCATAATCAACCAATACCATATCCACTTTAGTTCCAAATGTAATTACTTTTTTCAAATGAGCAGAAAGAGTATTTACAGTACAAGATTTAGTAGGATAATACTTAATAGTTAAGTTACCTTTCAAGTTAAATAACTTTTCCATTATTTCTTCTTTATGATACTTTAAATTTTGACCTTCAACACCTGAAAAAATACTATCATATCGTAATCCAACATAAGCCTCATTCAATTCTAAAGTATAATGAACCACATTTAGTCCTTGTGAAATACCATAAGCACCCATCGCACTCAAACACCACGACTTACCAATACCAGCTGGTGCCACAACAACACCTAACTCACCAGCACCTAATCCACCTTGCATCAGTTCATTTATTATATCCCAAGGTGTAGGTGATGTAATACGAGCAGACTCTTCATATCTAGCATCAATATCTACTAAATAGTCATGTCCTAAATTTCTTTCAACACCAGCTTGCATAGCAGAGTCGATAAGTGATTTTATTTCATCTGTATCTCCATCTACTTCTAATATTTGTGCTGATTGGATAATAGCATCCTTTAAAACTTGTGATTTATGGAAATCTAATGCTTTATCTTTAATATACTCTAAATCTTCAGCTTCCATACTTTTGAAAACTTCTTTTAGACAATCTTTTACATTTACTTGTAATAAATCGGATTCAATCTCTTGTATCTTTATTTTAAAGACTTCCATTGTAATGGTTGTCTTGTATTCTTGATAATATTCACGAATAGTTTTTACAAGCCATTTAAATCCATCATTATTGATATACTTCTCATCTAATATATCAACAATTTGTTCTAAAAAGAGTTTATCTGTAATTAAGCATACGATAAACTTGATTTGGAAACTATATCCAAACTCTGATATGTTTTTTGTCTTACTCATTTTTTGTTTTTCCAATAATGGTCAAGGATATTGAACTCTGTTAGCCAATTATCAAAATTAGGTATTTGTCCCCATAATTTATCCTTTACAAACAAAGTTTGCAACTGATATTTTATTAATTTTGGCGCCATTCCTTTAACCGAATCTCCGATTTTTAGTTTTGTTTTATTTTTTATGTCAGGGTCTCCTAACTGCATTAAAAGGTAATTCCTCTTTATTATCATTTCGTTATCTTGTATCATTTTTGATATTTTAGTGTTTCTTGACTTTGCCATATCTAAAAGGTCTTTAGTATTAAACTCTCTGTCTTCTACCAGTAAAGGGAACTCTTTTAGCAGGGTTTTAACGCCAATACCCCTAACTCCCAGTATTTCGTCTGATTTATCTCCATCCACCACTCTACAAGTTAATACATTTTGTGGGTAAACTCCAAACTCTTTTTTTACTAATTCTCTATCATATAGTATTTTTTTCGTAGGTGAATAAAGTTTCACCCTCTCATCTACTAACTGATAGAAGTCTTTATCAGCTGACATGATAGTGAATTTACTATTCTTAAGAACAATATTAGGGATATAACTCATTATGTCGTCTGCTTCTAAATTATCAATGGATATAAGTGTTAATGGTAAACACTCTAAATACTCAACCAATCGTTTAAGTTGTAGTCCCATACTTTCTTGTTCATTATGAGGTCCTCCACCCCAATCAACAATACGATTTAATCTACTTCTAACTTTACGACCAGCTTTATATTGTGGATATATTTTTTGTCGTGGCTTGGAAGAGTTTTTACCGTCAAACACAATAATACAACGAGTTGGTTTAAACTTGTTAATTGTGTATCGTATCGATTTTAAAAACCCTACCAAGCCACCTACGTGGGCACCATCTTCATTCAAAGATGGATTGACGCTGAAACTACGAATAAATGTATTGAAACCATCGACCAATAAAACATGGTCGTTTAAGTTTTTAGTTTCAGGATTTACACCAATCTCATCTTCAAACTCATAGAACCTCTTTGTTAATATACTCTTATCGGTACTACTCATCTGCAAACTCTTCATCTGTAGTTACGTCATCAATACCTAACTGAGCTGAATCATATTTCAATATCAGCTTCTCACAGATGGAGTTATAGATGTATTCCTGTGTTTCCACATCAGAAATTAAAGCACCAAAGTCTTTAGATTGGAACTTATGTTCTTTGTCGTCTTGGTCAACGAAAGTATACCAAGCACCAGCTTGTTTAACTAGTTTATGGTCTTTCATTACCCCTAACCAACTTCCATAATCATCAATACCTTTATCGAAGAAAAGAGGAAACTCTGCACTTCTTAAAGGTGGACCTAATCGGTTCTTGATGACTTGAGCTCTAATCTTTATACCAATAGTGTTCTTTTTTGTATCTTTGATTTGTCCCATATTCTTTAAACGAATACGAGTTGAAGCGTGGAATGGTAGAGCCTTACCACCTGAGGTAGTCCAAGGATCTCCAAACATTACTCCAAGTTTTTGTCTTAATTGATTAGTAAAAATCAAACAAACTCGTTGACGAGCAATAAGTTGTGTAATCTTTCTCATAGCTTTTGATAAGACGATTGCCTTTGAAGTAGCCCAACCATCTTTATCGAAGTCAGCATCCATTTCCACTTTCGTAGAAGCAGCAGCCAAACTATCAACTAATATTGTAACCAATTTATCTTTACTTGATTCTCTAATTTTCGTAACGATTGTTTCGATTGTATCAAATATCTCTTCGACAGTATCTAAATGTACATACAACATACTTTCGGTATCTACACCAATAGCTCGTAAAAATTCAGATGAAACAGCAGACTCAGTATCTATATAGACAGCAAGCCCACCTTTCTTTTGGGTAGAAGCGAGAGCATGAGCACCAATAAGTGATTTACCACTTCCCTCTAGTCCATTTATTTCTGATATTTTACCAGCGGCTAATCCGCCATGTGGTTTATTTGATATTGCCAAATCCAACAATGTTGAACCTGTAGAAATCCAATCCGACACATCAGTTGGTGTTTCTTGAACACCATCGAGAAAATAAGCAACCTGATGTGATTTGAATTGTTTATTTAATTCGCCGGCAATAATGTCGGCTAATTCATCTCTATTAGACATCTATTTCTCCTAAAAATTGGGTGGACCGGAAAAGGAGGAAACCAGCCCACCCTCACGCGTGATTATGAGTTAAATAACTTATCAAAGTCATCTTCTACTTTAGAAGATGCTTCCGTTGTTACCATTTCTGGTTCTGATTTAGTTTCTGTTTGACCAGTATCACTATTATCAGAAGGATTTAAGAAGTTAGAAAGATGTTCTTTCAACTCATCAAAAGTTGGTTCATTATACAACTCTTTGATGTCTGGTTGTTCATCTAATAACTTTTCAAGTAAGTTAGAATCATCAGCAAGTGATGTCACATTTGGTTTGACACGAATAGTTGTCTTACCATATTGATTACCAGCTTCAGCAGGTGTTTGTCTTTCGACAACAATATCACGACCTGCAGTTGAGTCGGATATATCACCATAATCAGGATCAGCAATTATACCAAGAAGTTCTTGATAAACTGTTTTTCCAAATCCCCAAAACTTGACACCTTCATTTTCTTCCCCTCGTACTACGACAGGAACGAAAGTTCTCATTTTAGGTTCGATTCTTTTACCTTGAATCCATTCATCTTTATTGCCAGTTGATTTCAACTTGTCAGCAAATTGTTGAACAGGATCAGGTCTACCAAACGAAAGTGGCGACAAAACAGTCTTATTAGGAACTAGACTATAATGAAAGAATAGTTCACTAAAAGGATTTGCTTTATCATGTTTATAGGATACTATCCTAACTTGTGATTTTCCGGGTTGAGGTTTCCAAAACGCATTTGATTGTGTGTTCTGTAACTGATTAAGACGGCTTTTTATAGCATCTAAGTCCATAGTTATTCTCCTAGTTTATGTTATTATTATTATTGTTACTTCTATAAATATTACTTAAGTAAAATTTGTAGATAACCAATTTATATAATATACGAAAATTTAATGATAAAGTCAAGACATTTTTTTAAGTATCTTATCAACTTTTTCTTCCAAAGCAGATAACCTATCTTCTATTGTACTAGGTTTAGTTTTATATGCCATGAATTGCTTGTAAACCATATCTATCATTCTATCTTTGTCTATTACATTTGTGGGAAGACGCTTCTCGTTTTCTCCATACCATAATATAACACTTTTTTTCCAATTATCAAAGTCTTTTCCTGAAGAATTTTCAATTTGAAAATGTGGAAGTGGTGTTAATGGTTGTTTGGTACTTATTGGTTCTGCTCGTAAGAACTTCTGAATATCTTTCTTGTCTTTATAACCCAAAAGCGTTGTTCCTATGTTTGAGTTGTACATTAATGGAACTATATTCTGTAACTTACTCATACGAATTACGCTATCGTATATTACTTTAGATTTTTGTTCGTCAATGGAATGAATCTGAATCTTTTGTTCATCATTCAGAGTTTTATTTATCTCATCTATTGACGGTTTCATTTTCTGACACCAGACACATCCACTTCTGGTGAAAAAATATATTGGTGATGCCATTATAACTCTATTATTTTTAATATCCTTGTTGGTATTTTCTGTAAACCTTCTTTATTCGAAATCAATATCATATTTTTATATATATCCCACTCAACTTGATAATTAGTATCTAATACTCCATTATTTATTAACTTTATCAGTTCATTTAAGGCGTTTATCGTATAAAGTGTGTTTGTTATTTTTTTTCTATGTAAAGAGATTGTATTCTTTACGGAATTGAAATCTATATCGTCTTCTTGATTAACATTATAAGTACAAATCAGTTCCTTTGGTTTTTCCTCGTTTTGTAACACATAAATCTTCTCAAAAACAATTTTAAAATGTTTTGTTATATCTCGAATTGATTGTTCAAGATTGTGTTGAGTTGTGAATGTACATAATAGTTGAGTTTTCATTATTTTTCCTGTTTAGACCGTTCCGCACGCTCTTTAGCCTGTAGAGCTAAATCACCTTTTAATTTTTTAACTTGGTCAGGAGTCCAATTATCAGTATTAAAAGAACCAAATTTAAGAGCCCACCCCATAAATGGAGTTTGTCCCAACTCCATAACAGGAGGAGTTCCTATACCCCTTGACCTACCTGTCATATAAAATAATGGATATTTCAATTCATTTTCATGTTTAAAAAATATTTGTCCCGAATCATAATCTATTTCTATTTTTTGAGCCATCATGTTTTCCAAATCTTCAGGTTCTTTGTTTCCAGCTCTAACTTCATTAATATTCTCAACTATTAAATCAGATACTTCTGAACCAAATAAATCAGTTAAATTTTTCTCATTTAAGACAGCACCATCTGGTGGAATACCAAAAGTGGTTACAAAATCATCTACTCCACCAATTTTTAATTCTTTTTTCAAACCTAAAGCATCTAAGACATGCATAGACCTAAGTATATGTTTATTCATACCATTTTTTGCTTCTGGTGATTTATTTAAAACAGTAAATGTTTTTTGTGTTAAAACATTATCAGATTCTCGTACTTTTTTATCACCCTCTTTATCTCTTAACTTTAATAGTCTATGAAAACCTTTCATTACAGGTCCATCACCTCTATCCAAACCCAATTTACCTCTTTGTATTTTTTCTAAATATTCTTTTGGATTTTTTAAATATTTCATATACTTGCTAAGATGTTCAGATTTAATTTCTTCTTCAGTTAAACTATTTGTTAATTCTAAAATTTGTTCAGGAGTATAATTAGCAAAAGCTTCTTGAAATCTATTAGCTCTGTCTACTTGAAAATTTCTATATGACATGGCTTCAGTTAATTCATTGTGAATATCATCCGGCATAACTTCTTTTAAATCATCAAGTAAAAGTGTTGATTGTTCTTGCCAACCACCATTATTAAGAAAAACTTTTGAATCTTTTTTCAAAGATATACCAATATTTCTACCATCGTTAGTTCTAACGAACATATCAGAAGATGTTTCTAATTTGGTATCAACCCCTATTGATTCTCTACCCTCATCAGTATCCCAAGCTATATCCTCTACTTCATCCCAACCTATTTCATCATCAATAGCATTTAGACTAGCAAGAGCAGAACCAACCCATTCCCTACCCTTAGTAGAATTTAAAACATGGTCTTTTTGGTTAACCAATTCCGTAAAAAATTTCTCGATATCCTCTAAAGATTTACCCTCTTTTATCATCTGTAAACCACGATGAACCATAGCTTCACCAGCTCTTGATTCTGCAGTTCCAGCTCCTACATTCTTTTTTTCTTTACTTTTTGCTTGAGCTTTTGCTTCTGTTTTAGTCATGTTTAGAGCGGAGTCAACTCTTTCTTTATCAACTTTTTGAAGCTCTTTTTTTGTTTTTGGTTCTTCTTGAGATTGAGTCTCCTTATCACTATCACTTTTACTTGTCATATATTCACCACCTTTTTCAGGATCACTTTGAAAATCTTTTGGTGGAATTTTGCCAGATGTATCTTCTGGTTCTTTTTTGTCATCTTCTTTATCATCACTTTGTAATGCCTTAGCCGCAATATATGCTGGATG